ATGGATGCCATGGTTAGTTACCTCCGTCAGTCAAGTGCGCTGGTGGTGGTAATCCGCACGATGCCAATGTTGTTGGTTTCGTACACCTTGGTCCAGTTACCCACGGTTTCCAGTTGTGCCCGAGTCGGGTTGGAAACGGAAGTGGAGAACGAAGAACCGATCGGGTGATACACGTAGTGCAGATCGATTGACATCGCATCACTCTTGGCGAGGATGTCACGGTCGGTCTCTGTTTGGAGGCCGAGCTGCTCACCGGTACCAACGGCACCCTGAGTGAACATGTAGCTGGCGTATTCGGTAGAAGAACCGGAGCCAGCAGTCTGCACATCAGCAGACACGATCACGCGCATTCCCATGAAAGTTGGGACGGCAACGGAACCGAAGGCGTTAGCCAGTGAGCCTTGAGCTGCGGCGGTGTCAGGCTGACCTGCATCGTCGTAGATCATGTCAAGGGCACGGCGCTCCTTCAGGTCGTAATACACCTTGGGGTGCACAACGATTGCAGCGAGCTTGTCGCCTTGATCGCCCAGCAGGGACTGACCCTCGACAACCTGACGTGCAGTGAGCTGCGTAGGGGTGTCGCCAGACTCGCCATCAACAGCAAGAGCTGCGAAAGAAGCGGAGCTGGTATCACCGACAGAACCGAAGATACCGGCCAGGCAGGACAGGAGATCCTTCTGACGCTGGTTAGCGATGTAGTCAGCAATCTTGTTGCCGATAGCAGCCATCGGGTCAGAACCGGCAGCCAAGGCAGCCAGATCGCGTGACTCAAATGCACGACCACGGTGCAGAACGACGCCGACTTGCTTGTCAGCCTCGATCTTGCCGGGGGTCAGCGAAGAGCTATCAGTCAGACGCTCAAAATCGCCTGACAGGTTTGCCTTGTAGAAAGGCACTTGGACGTAGTCACCACCATCTTCAGCGGCATTTAGCTCCGCCATAGGCTGCACCACACCGGAAGCCAAGAAGGCATCACGCTGAGTGGTTTGCTCAATGACGTAAGGCGTAAATACCTCTGGGATGATGATGTCAGAGCGAAGAGTCGCCATGACTGATCCTCAAAAAAAGATGTTTACGGTATGGGCGCAGCCCTAACCAGCGCAGCCGGTTCTTTTCATATTAACGGTTAGCAGCAGCTTTCAACCTCTCATACATATCCCGATCCGTGCGATATAGCCGGGACTGTTCTGTGAGGTTGTAGGACTCTTTGGCGAAGGGATTCTTTGTCCCCGGGGGAATATCGCCGCCTGCGCTTCGCCCTGAAGGTGCACCAGTTCCGACGGGCTTAGGAGCCTTCTGCATATAGCTCGGCAAAGTCTTCGCCCATTCGCCGATCGGTTTGCGCTCGTAACCGTTGACGACGACAACAGTGCCGTCGGCCTCTCGCTCGATCTGATTCGGGTTCAGCAGTTGAGCCTTAAACACGATGCTCGGATCATGCACAACGTCAGCGAGTGCGTTGTTGGCCGGGGCGATCAGTTCAAGCTCACGCACGCGTGCCTCTAGCTCCGCGATGCGCTTGTCCTTCTCTTCCGTCGCCTCACGGAACTGCTGCTCCAGAGCCTGTCTTGCTTCGGTGTACTTGCCTTGTTTCTCCAGGTCTGCTTGTTCTGCCTTAGCTTTGAAGTCCAGTAGCTCCTGAATATCAACGCCATCAGGAACAGCTTTGGATTTCTCTACAGCTTTTTTGTACTCATCGAGAAGCTCTGCATTTTTTCGATCCATTGCCTGCAACCTTTTTTGCAGTTGATCGATTTCCTGAGACGCATCAAAAGCCGCAGGCTCCTGACGATTAGTTTCTTCGGCCATGAATAACCCGCAGGGTTAATTGCCGCCTAATGGTAACAAGGTTCTACCACTTCACCTTATCGGCCCAATATGCCGCCGACGTTTTACCCTTTGCGATGTTTTTCGCGTGGCGTTTCTTAAAGGACGCACGCTCAGCTTTGTCCTTAGCACTCTCGCCTTTTCTAGGAGGCTTCGTCTTAGCACCCTGCATCCCGAACCTAATGAGCCTCGGTTTGCCGCCTTCCTTAATGACGACAGCATGAGACTTGCCGCTCGAATGGTTCGGCGTGCGGATGGGCTTATTAAAGCCCTCAAACGTATGTCCCCCACGCTTGATCTTTGCCATGGTTATCGCTTCTTGTTGTAGCGGGCGTAAATCGCGGCATCAGCGGTCCGCGCCTTATCGCCTCGCATATAGCTATTGACCCGACCCATGGCCCAGGCCGCCATCGGGACGTTACGAGAACCGCTCGACAGGTAGGCACCCTGACCCTTGCGATACACCGCAGCTAACTCGCCGTAAAAGAAGCGGGACTTCTCAGCCTTTTCTTTTAGAGACTTTTTTGTTGCGGCGCTTAGTGGTTTTCTTTTTGGTGCCACCTTGCTTCACCCTCGATGCGGAAACAGCTTTGATGTCGATGAACTCCCCGGCCTTGTAGGCATCGGCGGTTCGCTTGATTTCACGGGCTTTTGCAGCGCGGTTCTTCGCACCCGACAGGTACTTCTTAGGCAGGCCAGTGGCCTTGTCCTTCGGAACTCGCCGCAGCTTCCGTGCCATTACTTTTTCTTCTTGCCTTTTTTCTTTTTAGGGGGGCGGCCCACTTTCGAGCCGTAGGTGCCGGGACCTCTAGGCATCAGTCAGCCTCCTTTACTGCGTCCTTTTTAGCGGTTTTTTTCTTAGCCGTCGTCTTCGGCTTGTCCTCAGCGCCTTGCGCCTTGAACTGGTATTTAGCTGGTAGAGACATCGGGATAACGACGCTTGAGCTGCTCTAACGTTAGCTCTGTGCCGTCCTGACTTACAAACTTCCGGATCGCGACTGTCGGGCCGAACTTTTCAGACAGTCGGTTGAAGTACGGAACCTTGGACGCACCAAGGACGTCGGCCTTAACTTCCTTCGGCTGCTTATCAAGCCATTCGCCGTAAGTCTGATTGCTCGGCACCGTATCGCCGCGCCTAACCCGCGAAGGACCGAACGCGGTGTTAGGTCGGCGGAGTTCAGTCTGCGGGGGCCGCGAGATCCCAAGGCCGCTGTAATCAATGATCGGCACGGTTGTAGATCGGCAGTTGAAATGTTGCGGCGGGGTAGGCCCCTTGCCGTACTCAAACAGGCGACCGTCAAGAGACCGGCAGATCGGGGAAGTCCGGCTGTCGAGCGTCGCGACGTATCGATAACGTTTCGTTATGTCCTGATTCGCCCGGTAGACCTGCTGGCTGGTTTCGTTCGCGACCTGATTGATGCTCGTCCGGATCAACGCCATCACCTGATTGTTCGCGACGGCAGTGATCTCACCCCCGGCCTGTGCGATCTGCCGCAGGCTTCCCGGCTGACCGAAACGCAAACGACCTTTGAGCCTTCGAGCGATCTTGTCGGTTGATTCGCCGGTAAGTAGACCGTTGCGAACCGTCTTGGCGAATAGATCAGCCTGCGATTCGGCGAGGCCCCGGAAAGACTTCTCGAGCACCTTCCCGTTCGGGAGCGTGACGGTCGTGCCCTGAGCGGCGGTAAGGCTGAACGTTTGCGGCGCTCCGGTGACGGCGGCCTGCAGATCGTCGCTTAGAGAAACAACGTTGATCTCAGTTGGGTCTACTGTTGCGACTGATTGAGCAAACTGCGGGCTAATCTGAATACTGCGGATTTGCTCTCTTAGTTCAATCGGCAGAGCCTGCCTGAGCTCGTTCGTTACGAACTCGCTTTGAAGAACGGCTAAGCCCTGCAGATCCTCGACGACCGAAAGCGTGCTTGCGCCTGCCCAGCCCTCGAGAGATTCCTTTAGTTGCGCGAGGATCGCCCGAAGCCGTGCAGCCTTTGCAGGCGCAGCAAGCTCATCAATGCCACGAAGCTGATCAACAGAATCCAGAACAAGATCGTTGTATGCAACAGCAACTCGCTTGGCAACGCTGTTGCTAAATCGATTGAGGTCGATCGCATTGCGGTAAAGCTCCGACGGCGTGCTCATGAGTCATAGATGCCCAGATATTGCGGGTCATCAATACAAGCGACCGAAACATCACACCCGGCACGTAAAGCGTTCCCGACTAGATCAGAAAACTCAGCGATGACATCTTGGTCGTATAAGCCGATCGAGGTCTCTGAGACCCCGCCGATTTGACCGTCGATGTACCAGGTGATTCTGATCACCGCATAGCTCTGCTCTGTTAGCTCTTGCTTCGTAAAGAACAAGAGCCGGTTGATCGGCTCCTCCGGCCCGCGCTTTCGCAACTTATCCAGCCAGCTCATCTTCTTCTGCCTCCGGCTCTGCTTCTGGCATTGTGGCCTCTTCTTCCGGCGCAGGCTCGGGCTCAGGCTGCTGCATCTCGATCAGGCCGCCGGTCTGCGTTGCCTCGATCTCCTCCTCGACGTCGAACTCGTCGCCGAGAACCTCACCGGCAGAAAGCTGATTCAGAAGCGTTTCCTGCGTAATCGTTCCTGCCGTGTAGAGCTGCAACAGGGACTGAATCTCTTGCGGCTCTAGACGCTGACCGAGGAAGTCACGATTAACGAAGCTGCTGCCGACCTGAGACTGCTGCATGTACTGCGCGTG